AATAAAAATTACTAAGTATAAACTGTATGATATGATATAAATAACAAGTGAATTATTTATATCAATTTTATAAAAATATTATTTACAAAATATTATTATATCTTTGTAGTTAGTTCAATCATACTCCTCAAAATCCAACTCTAGATTTTTTGGAACAATATCACTAGCATCATCATCTTCATCATCTGAACTGTCTTCATCGTCATCATCCTCCTCTTCTAAACTGCCATTTGAATTGTCATCGTAGTTGCTAACTTGTTCTTCACTATCATCACTACTATCCACTACAAATCCGTCTTTCAAATATCCGTGTTTTGTTTTTTTCTCTTTTGGGATATTCTCCAACTCATCCTCCTCTTCTTCATCTTCTTTGGAAGTAGTCACCAAGTCTTCAAACCCTCCAAATAACTTTTCATATATTTTTTCCCATAATGCAACATCTAAATTGAAATATTCATATTCCTCATCAATCTCCTTTTTACAAAGGACTACACAGTTTCCATAAAACAAAGTCGTATCTATTGGCGGTGGGAAGTCATACTTGTTTTCCGTATTTGCTTTTCCTTCTTCTTTACCATAAACATACACCTTATATTTCTCTCCCTTTACTTTCGTTTTCCATTCGACTGCACACTTGAAGTTATTCTCTGATTTGAATCCACATTTTTTGTATAACTCTTCCTCTTTAAACTCCTTAATTGTAAGAGGTTTACATGTTCCTGTTTTTTCAATAATCACAACGGAAAGTGGAAACTTGTTATCTTCAGTTTTGCTCATAAATATGAATTATTATATATAGTGTTTACTTTATTTAAAATATTACGAAAAGAGTTTAAGTTGTTTTTGAATATAAAATAAAATATATATAATAAAGACATTCCTTCATAATGGCATCTTACTCTATGTGTCGTGACTTTTTTGATACAGAACAAAAACAACAAACAGAACAAATGAACAAAGAAGAAAAAGAGTTCTTGAAAAGGGATTTGAAGAACTATTATTACACTATGTTAGACGTATATCCAAACTTGATACATCCAATAATTCAAATACAATCTAAAAAAAGATATATAAGTGCCGCTTTTTGGAACTATACATCTACACCTATTAACTTTGTAATAACATTATTCACAGGTTTGACAGCAGGTCAAGCAGGTTCAAACTCCTCTTATTTAAGTGGTAATACAGTATTTATTATGTTATTCGTTTGTTTTATTCTTTCTACTGTAAACATTTTTTTCAAACTAAAGGAAAAGGCAGAGCTCAATTTTATCTCTGCTAAAAAATATGAAGGGTTTAATAGTGATATTGAAAATATTGATATGATGCCTACTGTAACAATAGAAGATATGAAAAAGAAGTTACAAGAATATAAAAGACTGAAACAAGAGATAGACGACTTTAACAAGTTGGAAAAGATAGAAAATGTGAATTACTTTACCGAGTTTCTTTATTTTATAGTTCAAAAATACAAGTCATATAGAAAATTGAAACTTTTGTATAAACATGCGGCTATAAAAGAAAGCAAAGTATATCTAGAAAAACATAAAATACTAAAGGAGTTGGTTTTGAATGGTGTAATAACCCAAAGTGACCTGGAAATGATAGATGCAAACTTGGAAGAAATACAAGCAAACATAGATAATATTGACAGATATGGTTTTATATCTTCTTTTTTCAAGAGCGAAGTAAAAAATAAAAAAAATACAGATGATGACGAAAATATAGATAAAATAAATCCTGGTTATTCAACACCACTACCACCACTACCACAACAAGTTACACAACGACCAGAAGACTACTATCCGTCTTTCAAACAAGCAAGTGAAAACAGTAGTGAAAGATATCGCAGTTTAGATGATAATAGTACAGTAGATAGTCACTACAATGATACTGAAAATGTAGTTATTCGGTTAAAAGACACACCAACAGATATTTATGATGACTGTGAAATGGGATACGATAGTTTACTTGATGAAAAATATGGTAGCATTGAAGAGAAAGAAAATGACTTTAATAGAGTTCAGATTATAAGAAAAAAACAGATATACTTTGATAACAACAATGAAAAAGCTAACAAAGTAAGAAAATAATATATTAGTAAACAAGTTAAACATATAGTGTGAATAAATATAAAACTGAACAACACAGAATAAAAATAACCAAAAACATAATACAAACAATAGTCTATTATATAATGTTTTCAAAAACAAACACAAACTGTAAAAAAATATATGTAAACAACCTTTCACCTTCATCATTCGAAGAAAAAATCAACACCTCAAACGAGATATCAATAAAGGAGTGTACCCGTCACTACTATAAAGAGATTTATACACCTGATGGTATGTTTTACATAGACAAGGATTCACACATTTGGAACAAGTCTGTAAAGAAAGATATCCATATAAGAAAGGTTGTAGGAGAGACTGAGTTTTTCATAGATGAATCTATTTTAGAAGAGAAAGAGGTTACCTCTTTGCCATCAAAGAATATTTGTTTAGATAAAGTAGTTGTTATATATGATATTATATATGATATGATGAATACGAATACAAATATAAAGTTGGTTATGGAATATATTTTAAAAGAAAATATAAATGAGAATAAAGCAAGTTTATGTGACTATTATTTCATTTATGAAAACTACAATGACATAGATTTATGTTTGTCTAATATAAACCTCATTATGATTTAATACAGAATATTAGTTAAAAAATATTATTAGTAATAGATAATAATACTTTTCATGATGTTATGGATAATTCAAGTAACTGTTATGTCTGCCGTGTTTATATTTTTAGTTCATCATTTAATACAATATTTTAAAGAAACTCTTACTATACCCAAGTTAAAGGATTTAGTTGATAGACCAAAAGAACAATATGAAAAAATAAACATGATTATTCATTCATCCAATAATGGCAGTGGTAGTGGCGGCTCTAATAAATATTACTCATTGGATGAGTTGTTACCTTCTCCTTCCTCATCGAATAATAATGAAACACTTGATGGTAAAATGGATGGGCTTTCTATGAAAAATACATTAAAGGAATATATGAAGTCTCAAATACAAGACAATTTACCGATAAACACTTCTGAAAATAATATGATGAATAAATATTCTTTGAATGATATAGATACGTCTTCTATGCAAATTGGCGCTACATTTATTTAAACACCTAAAACCTAGACACATTCATCATTTTTCAACTCACGAAAATGCTTCGACCTGTTTATGTTCATAATTGTCTTCTTATAAAATTCGTGTAAATGATATCCAATAGCATAGTCTTCAAAGTATTCATTCTCTATTTCTTTCTTCTTATACTTCAATAAATAGTTTACTGCTTGACTGGATAAAAAATAAAATGGACCACTACAATAGGTTGTAGCATAAACAGGTAAATGTTTTGGCATTTCTGGATGTAATAAATGACTCATTGATAAATAAGGTTGTTTTACTTCTACTATTTGACCTCCATAGTCAAACACATAGTTGTAGTTTTTGATGTGACTTTCCTGCTTTTCATCCATTTCTTTTTTATGATATACTTTATCAAGTGTATTTGTAATAATACTAAACATTTTGAAGTTGGTCAAGACTTGGTCGTCATCTACTTTGAATATGTATTCATATTCATATGTTTCATGTATAGCTTGATATGCTTTGATAACTTTTTTTGGTAATGAGATATAGTCGTCTGGTGTGTTTACATGAAGACTTTGCAAACTTTGTAATTCGTGATAAAACACATATTCTTTATTATTTTGTGTAAACCACTCTGGCGTATTTGTGCCTAATATGTAAAAGCATTCCATATCAATATTATTTTCTTTACAATATACCATAAAATCTTTGACCCACAACTTCCATTGCTTATTTGCCTTGTAAATATACTTGATACAAGATAATATAAGAAGTATATATTTACGTTTTATTTTATCAGTGTTTTGTATTACATAGGAGTCTTTTTCAGAAATAGAATGAAACACTTTGGAGTTATAATTATGAGCGAGTGTATCGTTGTTTGTAGTCAACTCTTGTAAATCAATATTTTGTTCCATTTTTATATAAAAAATATAGTAATTAAGATATTCTATTATTATACTTTTAATATTATATCTTAAAATAATTTATATATTAAATATGTTAATTACTATTCAATACAATATTTTTTAGATAGTTTGTTAAGTAATGAATATTCATATAATTTTCCACAATATATTTTTGCTTTTGTAAACATTTGTTGTAAACATCCGGATTATTTTCTAAAAACATAATTTTTTCCAAAAACTCGTTCTCATCCTCAAAAATTGTTTCTTCACAAAAAATATCATCAAACGGCCATTTCAAGTTACATTTTTGTCTCATTAATAATGAACCACATGATAAAATTTCAAATGTTCTAATGTTAGGGTCACCTACACCATGTAAGTCCAGAGAATATTTTGATTTTGATATTTCATTCATATAAACAGTATGGTTCAAATAACCTGGGTTGTGAATACTTATTTTATTCATAATTTTATTATACATATCCTCTCTATTTCTAAAAACTTCATATGTCTCATCAACATGATTGAATTTTTGCCCTGAGAAAAAAATTCTTGGAGTCTTTTCAATATTTTCATATCTTTTATAATATAAGTCGTTCAACATATCTATGTTACATTGACGTCCAAAAATAATATATGGAAAAGGATATACATTTTCTTTGTATTCCTTTTCTTTATTAAAATTTCTTTTGAAGAATACAAACTTGGTTGTATCCAAAATATCACTAGAATTTTCAAATATAATATTTGGGTCGTAGTCATAGTCATAGTTATCAAAAAAACACACTTTTTTGAATGTTTTTTTAGATAAAACACTTGTTAATTTTATCAACTTTTCACCTTCTTTTACTTTATAAAAAATATTTTGTTTATTTTTATATACATTCAAACAATCATACAACGCAGCAACTATAAATAAACAATCATAACCATTCTTTTCAATATGTTCATATACATCTAAATTCTTGTTATGAATTATTGGATTTATATTATACTTGTTATTAACATTTGTTCTATCAAACTCTTCTTCTAATATGAAATAATCTGCCTCTGGAAAAAGAATTTTAAGCCCGACATCTTGGTTCTTGAAATCAATTATCGCTATTTTATTCATTTTCAATTCTATGATGGTTTATAACAGTAATAAAAAAATATATTTATATTATTTTACTCAAACAGTTTTTGCTATTTATATCTTTTTTATCCCTCCTTTCTAACTACTTTTCTTATAATCTTCTTCTTTACTTCGGCAACTCCTTTTTGTAAAGCATCTCTCTCGCTCTTATACACTAAATACTCTGCTCTCAACTTATCCAACTCTTCATTCCAAGTCTCCACACTCGTCTTCTTCTTTGCAACTTCCAACTCGTGCTGTTTCTTGTCCCTTTCCTCAAATAATGACTTCATATTTTCTTCTGTGACACTATCCATGGGCATCTTTCTCAAATAATGATAGTCTTCATCGTCTCCAATAATATCATATCCGCGACCCTTTAACAACGCAACTACTGTTTCCTTTGATTTTTTTCTCAAATCCACCACTCCATCTATATTTTCTTGGATAAATCTTGCCTTGTTGGAAATCAATACGACTTCCTTCTCCAACTCATTCACACGATATTTCTTTCTTTCATCATACATCTTATACCTTGTCTCAAAATAGTCATCGATGATTTCTGTAACCGTTTCATATTTCTTCAACTTGTCTTCCGCATCAAACAAATGCATATTCGTTGTGCTCTTTGTCGTATACAACTTCAACAACTTTTCCAATCCATTACACCCTTCTTGTTCTGTCTTTTGCGCCTCCAACTCTTCAATCTTTCCTTTATGAAACTGTATCGTAAAATCAACCGTCGTGTCTTTACTCATATCATCATAGTCTTTCACTGTTGCGACACCTGCTACTTTTTTGCCTTGGCTATCTGTTGGCGGTTCAATCAGATTTTCCAAATGTTCTTTGAATGAGTCCGTCCAAACGCCAACTGGAAGTTCAGTAACACGTATCTTATCCCCACCTAACTTTTCATATCGTCCTTTTATCAAAAACTTTTTCTCATTTATCGCTGTAATCGTTCCTGTAAATCCTTCATAGTATGGGACAAAGTTTTTGACTGTTCCTTGTCCTCCTATGTTGGATAACTTCTCCTTTAAATAATCAATTATATCCAACGGATTATAACACAATATTTCTGTGCTAAAACCAGTACCAATTCCATTTGTTCCATTCACCAAAACCATAGGAATAATTGGAGCATAATAAAGCGGTTCTACTAATAATCCATCATCATCCAAATAGTTTAGAATTGGGTCGTCTTGGTGAGAGAATATAGTTCTTGTGAGTCTATTCAAGGCCGTAAATATATATCTTTCCGACGCACTATCCTTACCACCTTGAAGTCTTGTTCCAAATTGTCCGTTTGGTAAGAACAAGTTGATATTATTCGAGCCGACAAAATTCTGTGCTAACCCAACAATCGCTGCATTTAAACTCGCTTCTCCATGATGATAACCCGAATGTTCCGATACATAACCCGAAAACTGTGCGACTTTTATTTCTGAAACCAAGTTCTTTTTGAATGCCGAATAGAGAATCTTACGAAGACTTATTTTCAGACCATCCATCAAGTTTGGAATACTACGGTCGCAGTCATATTTCGAAAAATGGATAAACTCTTTATTGATAAAATCGTCATAACTCACTACTGGTTTATTTGTATCCAAGTAAAGGTCTCGGTTATAATTTTGTAACCATTCTTTTCTATCATCGGAACGTTTCTTATTAAATATCATATCAATACTTTGGTCACTTGATTGTTCCAAATGTTGAAACCCTACCGTCTTCTTCTTTGCAAAATACTCACGAAACTCTTTTCCTGTACTTGTACCTAACCCTTTATAATACTTCACTTTCCAACCCTTTGTTTCTTGTGGCGGATTCGATTCTTTCCAAGCTCTATACTCACCTTCATTATAAAACTCCAACTCTCTCGAACCCTTGTTTGCTTTCAAAATAGGTGTATTCATAAACCCAATAAAACCGTCAATCTTCGCAAGAGACGGCCATTCCGATTGGAATAAATTAATACCCAACCCTTTGATATGATGTCCGTCTAAATCCTGGTCTGTCATAAAAAGTACTTTTCCATATCTTAACTGCTTGTTCACATCCGCTTGTGTTTTATATTCTTTACCATACTCTAATCCAAGTATCTTTTTAATTTCTGCGATTTCCTTATTATCCGCAACTTTTTTCGCTGGTTCTCCACGAACATTCAAAATCTTTCCTTTCATTGGATAAACCCCAATCGTATTTCTATCTTCCGAGGATAAACCAGAAACAATTCCTGCTTTGGCTGAGTCTCCCTCGCAAAAGATAATCATACACTCGCTCGATTTCTCTGTTCCAGCCCAGTTCGCATCAATCAGTTTTGGAATACCACGAATATTTTTCGTCTTGGAACCGTCCATCTTTTTCACCGCTTTGTTTTCTTTTATTTCCGTGCTTTTCAACGCTTGTTCCATAATACCCATCTTCGCTAGCTTTTCAATAAAATTATCTGTCACATCACATTTAGAGCCGAACTTTACAGATGGTGTATTCATATAATCCTTTGTCTGACTATCAAACGCTGGATTTTCCAAGTCACATCTTAAAAACAATATCAGTTGTTCTTTGATGGAGTTGGACAACACTTTTACTTTCTTTTTCTTTTCAATATATTCCACTAGTTTTCTTGTAATTTGACCCAAAATATACTCTACATGCTTACCACCTTTATTCGTATAAATACCATTCACAAACGACACTTGAATAAACTCGTGAGTAGGCGACATAGCCACCGCATACTCCCATCTTTCTCCACCTGATTCATAAATACGTTTTTCATCTCCAATATAACAATCAATATACTGTTGAAAGTTCTTGATTGAAACCGCAGAACCATTATACTTTACCTTCAAAGACTTGTCTGTTACTGCTGCAATATCATACACTCGCTTTTTCAACAAGGCAATAAAATCAGCGGTTAGTCCATTTATTCCAAGTCTAGTATAGTCTGGTTTGAATGTGATTTTTGTGTATGGTTTTGCTTTGGTTGCCTTGCTTATTTTTGGCTCACATATCTCGTCCAAATTATTCTTAAACTCTTGGTAATATTTCAATCCTCTTACATGGTCGACTGTTTCCACCGAACCATAAGTAGACCATATCAATACAAGTTTGAATCCAAAACCGTTTTTCCCACCAACAATTTTCTTTTCGTCCTTGTTATAATTCGTCGATGTTCTCAGATGACCGAATATCATTTCAGGAATCCACATATTGTTTTCAGGATGTTTGGCTACATCGATTCCGTTTCCATCATTTGTCATTGTAATCGTTCCGTCTTCACTAATAGAAATATCGATATTGGTGACAGGTAAACCATTCGTTAAACCTGAATCAATTAGTTGTTTCATACGGACAACATGGTCGCGACAATTTACAATACCCTCGTCAAACAGTTTGAAAAGGCCTGGAATATACTTGATGTTTTTGGATACGATTTTTGGTTTTGCTCCATCAACAGCAGTTTCATCCGCAATCCATAACTCTGCATCGACTTCTTCAATAGAACCGATATATGTATCTGGATTATCTAAGATATGTTGTTTATCCGTTTTTTGTTGATACTTTTCAGATAGTAGTTGTGACTCAGTGGCATTTGTTGAACTCATTTTGATAGTGGTTTATTAGAAAGTTTTATAGTAAATAATAATATAAATAGGTATGTGTATTTATATCATTTATTATATTGAGTTCAATTTTATAAATAAATCAAATAAACCGAACAATTTACTATATTTGTAAGTAACTTTATTATGCCTTTTCTATCACTTATTACTTCAAACATCCAAAAATATTTTTGTAAGTGCGAAACATGGCCCTTTCATATTTTGATAGGCTTTGTTCCATATTTTTTTGAGTTTTACCTGTTCCTCTTCATTCAACCCTAAATTTATCGTACTATAATATCCATTTACTGTTAATTTATCCGATATTTCTTTCCAAAAATTTCTACGCTTCCCAAAACAAAATGTATTGAGTGTTTGTGCCTTGTAATGATACCCAGATTTTAGACCTTCCAACATAACATTTTCCACAGACTTTTTATCAAAAAGGTTGGACTTTGTGTATATCGACACATAATCTTTTACATCTTCCTTGTCAACAAATGCAATATAATTGATTTCAGAGTACTCATAATTTGTCCGTTCTGATTTTTTAATCCGGTTCTTTTCCCTTTTGAACTCTACGTCAAAATATTCTTTGTAAAACTCGCCTTCCATAGTAAGAAAAAAAAGTTGGAACGAAGCACAATCAACTTTTTCATAGGTAACCATT